ATGACGACTACGAGCACAACGACAACGACGCCGAGCGCGAAACTGGTGTTCATCGGGGAGGTGACGCAACTGGCGGGCGTCGCGGCAGTGGTGGGCGGAGTGGTGCTGAGCCTGAAGCATTGGCCGGCGGCCGTGGCGCTGCTGGGCGGCCTTGCGGCGTTCTACGTGGGGAAGAAACTGCGGGGAGCGTAGGGCGGAAACTGTGGCGAAGCGCGGAAGAGTGGAAAAGAGCACAGGCTGACGCCCGTGCCACCGGGAGCGAATGACGAACTGGTATCAGCCGTTCGAGCGGCAGAAAGAGTTTCACGGCTCAAAGAAGAAGTACCGTCTGTTTGGCGGAGCGGCGGGACCCGGAAAAACCAAGGCGCTTCTGGCGGAAACGATCCAGCAGGCGCTTGAAGTGAACGGCAGCAATACTTTGCTGCTGAGGCGCACGTTTCCGGAGCTCGAGTCTTCCGTGCTGACATATTTTCGGCGGGATGTGCCGCGGGATCTATACCGGGACTACAACGAGACCAAGCATCTGGTGACCTGGAAAAATGGCTCAACGACAAAGTTTGGCTACTGCCGGAGCGAGAACGACGTTTATCAGTATCAAGGTGCGGAGTTTTTGTTCATCGGGATCGATGAGCTGACGCATTTTACGCTGAGACAGTGGCAGTTTCTGACGTCGAGGAATCGTTGCCCCGTGCCGTTTTACACGGATGGGAAAAGCACCGGAAAGAGGGTTGTGCCGTGCATGGCGGGCGCGACGAACCCGGGAAACGTCGGGCACGCCTGGGTGAAAGCCCTTTGGGTGGACAAGACGGCACCGCCGGGATTCGAGCGTCCGGAACTATACGATCCGGACGACTACGATTTTGTCCGCGCGCGGATCGAGGACAACCCAATTTATGCGAACGATGCCGGCTACAAAAAAACTTTGGCGACGCTGCCGGACAAGTTACGGCGGGCCTTTCTGGAAGGGGATTGGAGCTTCTTCGCCGGGCAGTATTTCGATCTGTTTGAGGTTGGCCGGCATACGGCGCGTGCCGAAGAAGTGACGATTGAGCCGTGGGCTCCGCGGTGGATTTCGATCGACTGGGGATTTCATCATCCTAGCGCGGTGTATTGGCATGGAGCAGGGAACGGCGAGCAGCGAGCGGCGAACAAAGTACAGGGCTCGGATCGCCCTAGGTGCGAGCATGCGCGACGGATTGTGACGTACCGGGAGTTTGTGGACAACCGGCTGTCGCCACCCATGCTGGCCCAGGCGATTGTGGAACGGACGCAACGAGGCGAGCAGATTCGAGAGATTTATTTGTCGCCGGATGCTTTCGCGCACAGGACCAGTGAGGCCTCCATCGCAGAACAATTGGGCGACGTGCTGGAGCAGAACGGGCTGCCGAGGCCGGTGCCGGCGGATGACGACCGCATCGGCGGGTGGCAGTTGATGTATCAGTTGCTCGAACGTGACGCCTGGGTGATTGCGACGAATTGCAGAAAACTGATTGAGTGCCTGCCGGCGCTGGTACACGACGAGCGGCGCATGGAAGACGTGCGGAAAGTGGATGGAGACGATCCGGCAGACGCGGCGAGGTATGGAATAGTTCCCGGCGCGAGACACGCCGGAGTGGGGGCGCAGTTTGGCGCGCCCGGGGCGGGGCAGGCTCCGCCCGAAATTGGGAGTACGGCGCAGTTTGTGCCGGGGATACCTCTGGGAGTGCAGATCGAGCGGCAGATCGCGGCGACGGACCCGACTTCGCAGGCAATCCTGAGGCAGAAGCTGGAGGGCGAAGCACGGAAGCAGTTGGGAGCTCACAAGTTCAGGCGACGACGGAAGTGGTGAGAAGCAGCGATGAGATAGCGAGAAAAAGATTCGGCAAAAAGCCAGAGGGCCAATGGTGTTCGCATTCTTGAAGAAGGCGTTTCAGACAAGGTACGTGGGGATGCTGGAGGGGGAAGTGTTGCGGCTGCGGATGGAGAACCGCGCGCTGATGAATTCGCTTTTGGGGACGGCGGGGTTCCCACCGGTGGAGTTTGCAGAGCCGGCGAAGCCGGTGGAGTTGCCAAGGATGCGGCGGAGATCGTGGCAGCAGATTCAGAGGAAGAATGAGATCGAAGCGAGGCAAGACGCCGAGACGATGAAGTAGATAAACATCGGAAGAAAGAAAAGATTAACGCAGAGCCCGCAGAGGAAGAGCGCAGAGGACACGGAGACACCGTGAAGATCAGACGGTTGGTGATTCGATGGATCGCGTGATTGAAAACTGGGAGCCGGGGATGGCGGCGCCGGCGGATGGGAATGGAACCACGCCGGAGATGGGCGTGGCGATGGCGGCGGGATTGGGGCCGAATTTGGAGCGGCTGGAAGAGGTGCGGCCAGACCTGGTGAATGCGCTGCGGGAATTGGTGCGGCAGTACCGCGAAGAGGGCGTGGTGGCGCGGCGGCATGAGATCCGTCGCGTGCGCCAGGCGCGGCTGTTCTGGCAGGGATTGCAATACGCGTGGTGGAATCCAAACGACATGAACTGGCATTTGCCGTTCGAGCAGAAATCTTCGGACGATCGGACGCTGGAGGAGATGCCGCGGTATCAGTTCGTGACGAATTTTTATCAGGGGTTTGGATTGTCTTTCGTGGCGGTGATCTCGCAGGACGTGCCGAGCGTGAGGTTTTATCCGCAGTCGGCACAATCGCTGCTGGATATTGCAGCGGCGAAAGTGGCGAGTGACGTGGCGGAACTGATCGAGCGGAACAATCGCGTGGAAGAACTGCTGACGGCAATTGGATATTTTCTTTGGACGGATGGGAAGCTCGGCGCGTATGTGCGGTACGTGGAGGATGGGGCGCGATTCGGGTTTCGCGAGCAGGAGATCGTGGCTCCGGTGGAGATTGCGCTGGGGGAGGACCGGTGGGTGTGTCCTGGTTGTGGGAAAGAGATGGCGAGCGAGAACGGGGACGATTCCGACGAAGCTCAGCAAGTGGGAGAGATCAAGGTACGGTCCCTCGACTCCCGTCTGCAGACTGTGCAGACGTACGCTCGGGATGACAGCGATGAGGGCAGCCCGGCGTTCCAGGAAGACCGGCCGGGAGTCGACGAAGCTGCACAGGCAGGAGTGCAAGTTCCACAGAGGCGGTCTTGTCCGGAGTGCGCGGCGGAGATGGAGCTGCGGAGGACGGAGCGGGTGACCGTGCCGCGCGTTGTGGAGACGCGACGAATCGCCAATGGGCAGGAGGTGATTTCGATCGTCGGAGGGCTGGAGTTGAACACGCCGGTGTGGGCGAACGAAATGCATGAGTTTCCGTACTTGCAATGGCAGACGGAAGTGCATCGGGCGAAGTTGAAGGCGGCGTATCCACTGGCGGCGGAGAAGATCGAATCGGCGCCATCGATGGGCGCGGAGGATGTCTATGCGCGCGTTTCCCGAATCAGCGTGGAGCAGGGGCTGCCCTCGATTCATCCGGGCGACGCGCTGATGAATCTGATCACGTTTGACCGGACGTGGCTGCGGCCGTGGGCATTTTACGGCGTGGAAGACGAGGACGTACGGCGCGAGCTGCTGGCGCTGTTTCCGGACGGATGCTACGTGGCTTTTGCCGGGGACGTGTTTTGCGAGGCGCGGAACGAGAGAATGGACGACCACTGGCGGGTGCTGCATGCGTTGCCAGGTGACGGGCAGAACCGCCCGAGCGTGGGGGATTCGCTGGTGCAGGTGCAGGAGCGCTACAACGTGCTTAGCAACATGCAGGCGGAGACTTACGAATACGGGATTCCGCCGATTTACGCCGACCCCCAAGTGCTGGATTTCGACTCGCTGGCAAACCAGGTGGCGGAGCCGGCGGCGCATTTTCCAGCCCGGGCGAGGCCGGGTCAACCCTTGGCGGCGGGATTTTATCAGCCGGCGCCGGCGCAGGTCCCTCCGGACATGGTGCGCCATCAGCAAGAGTTGATCGGGCCGGTGGCGCAGTTCTTGACCGGGCTGTTTCCCGCGATTTTTGGCGGAAACATGGAAGACGTGAAGACGGCGAGCGGGTATGCGCTGGCACGTGACCAGGCGATGGGCCGGCTGGGGTTGGTGTGGCGGAGGCTGAAGCAGTTTTATGGCGAGACGATGCTGCTCGGCGTGGAGTGCTTCCGTAAGAACCGGCCGGAAGACGTGGATGTGCTGCTTCTGGGTCCGGACGGGATGCTGGACGCGCGGGCGATCCGTGTGGCGGATTTGAAAGGGAATATCTGCGTGCATCCGGAGACGGATGAGACGTTTCCGCGGCTGAAGTCGCAACAGCGGGGCGTGCTGCAGCAGTTGTTTGGGTTGAAGGATCCGTTGATTCAGGAAGCGCTGGCTGAGCCGGCGAATATCGGGTACGTGAAGAACGTGCTGGGACTAACGGAACTAGTGGTGCCGGGCGAGGATTCGAGGAATAAGCAGCTGCGCGAGATCCAAGTGCTCTTGAGTCGGAGCCCCATTTTGGTGGAAGCGTCGAACGGCGGAGATGGAGTTTTTTCCAACGGTGGCACGAAAGACGCACAGACCATGCCAGGATCTCCCGACTCCGGTCTGCCAGAAACACAGACCTCCGCTCGGGATGACAACAACACCAGGCTTGGTCCAGATGCCTTTCACATGGTAGTGCTGCCATCGGTGGCGGTGGATCTGCTGTTAGACAATCATGCGGTGGAGTTTGAGGAGTGTAAGCGGTGGGCGAATTCGGAAGCGGGACAGGCAGCCAGGATGACGAATCCGGCGGGATTCGCGAACGTGCGGGCGCACGCGGAAGCGCATTTGCGAGCGATGGCGGGGAAGTGATTGGTGATTCGTCGCTGGCGGAAGAGGTGGCGGGATGAGTAGTGGGGAAATTCTTGTGGAGGATGGCACAGGCAGGGAAGTGTTTGCGCTGACGGATGAGCAGATTTTGGGGATGGATGGGGAGGAGAGCGTCCCATCAGCTGAAGAGGCGCTAAATCCAAACCAAGGTCGCTCGACTGCGTCCGCAAGAGCAGCCGCCTTCGGTCGGGATGAGGGAAACGACGGTACGCGGGCGGACGCAACGAGGGACAAGTTCACTCGCGAGGAAGAAAACACCCGGTCGAAAGACCGGGAACTGCACAAAACCAACGGATCGCGTGAGGGTCGCGCTGAAGCGACACAGGAACCGCCGAAGTGGCTGGCGCGGGAGATGAACGATCCGTGGGTGGGCAACGAGGCTCGGGAGCTGTGGGAGGGCGTGCAACATGCGCAGCGGGAGATTGCGGAGTTTCGAGAAGCCGTGGGATCGCGGGAGGATGCGCGCGCACTGAAGGAGGTTTATCCGGGAGGAGTCGCGGAGGCGAGGAGCGCGGCGGGGCGGGCGCGGGAGTTGGCGGAGATTGACGCGGTGATTTTTGGGGCACCGGGGCGAAGCGCGGAAGAATCGCGCGCAGACAGAGTGCAGTTGGTGGAGAAGCTGTTCTCACAGAATGCAGCGGCGCTTCAGGAGATGGTGGAAGCGGGGGTCAGGCTACTGGAACGCAAGGGATGGCAGCGGACCGGCGAGACGAACTATAGCCATGACGCGACGAACCTGTCTCCGTCCCTCCGCTCTGCGACCGGCGCGCCACAATTCGGCGCGGAAGAAGAAGCCGGTCACTCCGGTAGGGATGACAGGGCGGCGCTCGCGCAGTCGGAAGAGGGCGGCACTTCGCGCGGACTATCACGCGATGAGACACCACAGGAAGTGGTGGGAAGGTATCGGGAGTTTGAGCGGGGGGCAAATGCGGAGTTGGAGCGAAGCGTTGGGGCGGCAATTGGGAGAGCGATGGAAGCAGCCCTGCCAAATTTGAAAAGGGCGGAAGTCGCAGCGAGCGGAGACGGATCTGGGCGCGGCGAGGGGTTCCTGGAGGATCGGAACAACCAGGCGATCCAGTTGCGCGAGAGATTGCAAGCGGCGGTGCGGAAAGAGGTGGAGTCGGCACTGAAGAGCGATGCAGCGCTGGGCGAGCAGGTGGCGCGGATTTTGCGCGGCCGGAGATTCGATGATGGGGCGCGGAGCCAGGTGGTGCGGTTGATTGATGCGCGGGCGCAACAATTGGTGCCGGTGGCGGTGAAGCGCGTTGTTGGAAGCTGGACGGTAGCGACACTGGGAACGACGAAGGCCGAAGCGGCAGGAGAGGAGAAAAAAGCGATTGCGGGGGCGCGACCTTCCCGTGAAGCGCGAAGTTGTGAAGGGAATGCGCCCAGGCAGAGCGGCGGGCCGGGCCATAGGCCGGTCAAGGGAAGAGTGGATTACCGCAAGTGGAGCGACGAGCAGATTCTGGAGATGTGAGGGAAGCGGAATATCAGATACCAGAAATCAGTTGCCAGAAATCAGGAATTCGCTGACGGCTAGCTAGCGGCTGGCAGCGAACACAAACTGGAGAGGCGGCACGGTGCGTTCGTGCCGCTTTTGTTTTTGCGGACGAGTTTGGGTCAAAGAGCAGTCCGATAGGGTTCTTACAGGACTCATTTAAAGGAGAGAGAAAATATGCCAGCACAGGCGAACGCGAATGTCATCGCGTTGCAGCTCGAGAAGGTGCGCGACAAAGTGCCCCTGCTCTATGAGCGCGACGACATTCTTTTGACGATGATCCAGCAGCGGGGAGACATCGAGAGAGTATCCAGCCGGAACATGCGGCTGCCGCTGCAAGTGAACCCCGGGGGCAAGGCCGGTTCGTACAACGCGGACGGCGGCGACCTGGGACGCGGATCGGGGACACAGTACGACGTGGCACAGGTGTCGCCGATATTCTTCCGCTTCGCGATTGAAATCACGAAGCTGGTGGAATACGCGACGAATGGGAAAGAGCGCGCGGTGGAGAATGCGGCGAAGCGCGAAGTGGCGAACGGGATGCGGCAGTTCCGCGCGTTCCTGGACAAGTTGATGCAAACGGCCGGGAACGGCGTACTGGGGACGATCGGCTCGTTTGCGAGCACGACCTGGACGATGGCCACGCCGCCGGGCGCGGCGCTGGTCTATCCGGGACAGACGATCCAGGTGTACGACTCGACGCTGACGACGAACCGCGGGTCATGCCAGGTGCAAGCTGCCGATCCGATCAGCTCGACGCAGACGATCACGGTTGACGCAAATCCGAGCGGGCTGACCGCCGGCGACGTGATCGTGCATGACGGTTTGAGCGGGTCGCAGCCGGTGTCGCTCTATGGAATCAAGTATCACCAGAACAACGCGACGACAGGGACATGGCTGAACCTGAACCGCGCGACCTATCCGGTGATCCTGCAAACTCCCCGTGTGAACGCCGGCAACGCCGCGCTGACGCCGGCGGCGGTACGGCTGGCGATCAACAAGGTAAGAAAGGCGCTGGGCATCAATCACCTGAGCAAGCTGATCGCGTACATGGCCGTGGAGCAGGAGCACGCGTGGGAAAACCTGGGAATCACGGTAAGCCAGATCATCAAGGAAGGCGGGAGCGGTAGCGGGAACGACCTGGACCTGTTGTTCACGGGACGCAAGACGATGAGCGGGATTCCGATCAAGTCGAGCGTGAACGCGGACCAGACGCGCGTGGACTTCCTGGACCTGTCGCACTGGGGACGGGCCGTGTTGAAGGACATCGATTTTTACGAGGTCAACGGCAACACGGTGTTCCCGATTTACGGGGCAAGCGGCGGGCTTGCGGCGTCGTACATCTTCTACTTCGATACGGCGTTTCAGGTGTGGAGCGATTCGCCGCGGAGCGGGGCGTATATCGATACGCTGGCGCGGCCGTCGGGCTACTAGGAACGGAGGTAAAGGAAGTTCAGGAGGCAGCGAGGTAAAGGAGCGGAATCCGGCGGCGTGGACGAGCGTGCGCGATTCTGTCTTTTACTTCTTTGTGTTTTCTAACTTCCTTTACCTCACTTATTCGGGGTTGATCGAAAGCGCCCGCCTCAGAAGGCAGCCGCTACAACTGTGTTCATTCTCTTTAGTTCGCTTTTTCCGAGTGGATGACATGCGCCAGCAGGCGACCCTTCGATTGCGCTCAGGACAAGTGGCGGCCGCTACAAAAGTTAGGAACGCTGGCAGTACAGGAATGATTCAGGTCACACGGGAGAGACACGAGACGCCGGCGAGCGTGGCGCGACGGCTGCGCCTTGCAGGTGGCGCGAATCGGTATGGAGAAGCGAATTACCGGGCGATTTGGGGTTGGAACCGGCTGGGATGGATTGGCGGAAAGTTCGAGGATCGAGACGCGGCGGGGAAATTGCTGCGGGAAGTGGTGGAGCTACGGTGGGAGCCGAAGTATCCGAAGGTGAATCGGTGGCATGTCGAGCGATGGGTGCCGCCGGAGGCGTACGGATCGCCGCGAACTTGGTATGCGCAGACGATGGAACGCGCGGACGGCGTGAGTGTGGCGGCGCTGGGGCCGTATCCGGCGCGCGGCGAGTATGAGCATTGCTTCACGCTGCAGGGGCCGCGCGGGGAGTTTGTGCAGCTCACCTCCACGATCGTGGAGCAGGTGTCGCGGGCGATCGAGTGGTCACGCGGGCAAGGACGGGCAATGCAGCGCGCAAAATTGTATGAGCGCGAAGAGCGACGCGAGCGGGCGTACGAAGAGTGGGCGTTCGACATGATGGGCGACGCGGCGCCGGCAATGCACGGAGTTCCGTTTGTGGCAGTGGGGTAGAGGAGGTTCAGGAGGTAACGGAAGTAGAGGAGCGGCCATGCGATTGAGGCGGGTGGAGATCTGGTTGAAAGGGATGGTGGCTGCGGGAATCAGCGGGGCGGCGGGAGGAGTGATGACGGGACTGGCGGCGGTCGGGATCGATCCGGGACATTTCAATTTACAAGCGGGCATGGGCGCGACGGTACGGATTGGCGCGGCGGCGGCGCTGATTAATGCGGTGATCGGGGTGGCGGCGTATTTGCAGAAGTCGCCGTTGCCGGGGGATGAAGTGCGGACGTACCGGGACGGTGAGGCAAGGGAAGAGAGAGGCTAAGGCCCGCGCGACCCAGACAGAAATTGCTGCATCGGAAGGCGGCGTCAAGCCGGCACTAGGGAGATTGGGAACAAGCGAGGTTGGCATGCCAGTAGTTGGAACGAGTGCATATAACACGGCAGGGCAGATTACGTCGCTGGTGAGGTCGCTGCTGAATGACGCACAGGGGAATTTGTTTACGGATACGCTGCTGCTGCCTTATCTGAATTCGGCCTACCGAAAAGTGCAACGGGCGATCGGGAATGCCGGCGGCGGAGGATTCATCCAGGACGACGTGCTGCTGGTGGTGACGGGGGTGACGGAGCAGGACGCGTCGCTGCAGGTGAGCATCAGCGATGCTACGGCGCCGCCGAACCAGTTGCCGACGGATTTACTGGTGCCGATGAAACTCTGGGAACGACCAAACGGGTCGACGCAAGAGTTCGACGAGATGGTGGACCTGACGCGGCACGGCGGGCTGCCTTCTCGCGCCCAGGACTTGACGCTGGGCGTGTGGGAATGGCGGGCGGACGGATTGTGGTTCCTCGGTGCGACGCAGGACACGCAGATCCGGCTCCGTTATCTGAAGGCGTACCCGGACTTCACGGATGCGACTTCGCCGGTGCTGGTGCGGAATGCGCAGGAGGCGCTGGCGTATGCGACGGCTGCGGGAGCGGCGTGGGCGCGCGGGAGCCCGCTGGCGGAGAAGTGGGACGACGCGGCAGCGGACGCGATCGAGGACCTTGTGGTGGCCGCAGCGCGGCGAGAACAGCAGACCGCGCGGCGGAGAAGGCCGTTTTCATCGCGGAGCGGGTATACGCCATTTTGAGCGAGAGGGGATTCCCAGTCAGTTAAGGTGAGATGGATATCAGAAATCAGATATCCGCGAGCAGAAGAAAGACCAATTCGGAGGGCGCGGAGATTCGCAGAGCCGGAGGGAGAAACGAGCATGGCGATTACGATTGTGCTGCTGCCGGGGAACGTGGACGGCAGAGCGAGCAACTTCATTTATGGGATGGGGACGCTGGCGTTTTCTGGCAATTACATTCCGGCTCAGGGAACGGCGTTGAACTACTAGAAGCTGAAGGGTTCCGGGGCGGCGGGACCGAGATTTCGGCGGGGCGTACCCTGGGAGTGTGGCCGGAGCATGGTGAAGATGACGATTACCGCAAGGAAGTTGGTTTGAAGGATGGTTCATTCATTGAGACGCTTCTTACCCGGAAAGTTCGCCGCTATTAGCTCACGCAATGCGGTTGAAGTTTGATCATTGGTGAGGCACCGCTTGGGAACCAATAGCCCCACTAGGGGATGCGTGTGGAAAACAAACGAAGCCTTCGTTTCGTGTATCGATGTAAAGGCGCCCCAGCGGTAATGTACGTCGCAGAGAGCAGAACTCGAATGTAGGCCATGATCGTCCACGAGCATTTCCTTGGGTTCCTTGGATAGTGGCCCACTGAAAGACATCCTGTTGCGAATCCGTGGCACGGAGTAGGCACCGGCAAGCGCAAATATAGACACACCACAGAACGAGACTATGGTGGACCCAGTGTCCGTTGTAAAACCCTCGTTCATGAAAACGGCGAACGCCCAATAAGCATAAAATGCCGCCAGTAAATACAAAATCCAAAGTGCATGGCGCACCGGTGATGTCTTCCAGAGGTCCAGATAGTCCTTACTTTTGAGCTGGACATCAAAGCGCAATTCAGATTTGGGTTCCATAACGTATCTGGCAGATTAACAGTCGGACTGCGTTCGGTGAATGAACACTTATTGGACTTGCCCCCAAAAAGGTAACGCGATGATACGATTTAGGACTGTGAGCGGAATATTGTGGGTGATATTGGCGCTATGGCTGCAAATGTGGCCTGGCGCGGTGAAGCCGGCGCACGCGCAGGGGTCGCGCAAGGATGATGTGGTGTTCAATGCGCGAGGCGTACCGATGGCGGGAGCGCAGGTGCGCGTCTGCGCCATGCCGGCGAGTGGGCAGCCATGCACCCCCCTGGCGCAGATCTATTCGGACGCCGCGCTGACGCAGGCGATGGCGAACCCGACGGCGACGGATGGGCTGGGGAATTATTCGTTCTATGCGGCGCCGGGGAAATACGAATTGGAAATCAGCGGCCCGGGAATCACGACGAAACAATTGCCAAACGTGATCTTGCCGAGCGATCCATCGTCGCCGACGTTCAGCAATATCAGCACGACGGGTGGAATCAATGCCTTTTCGTTGTCGCTGGCCGGAAATCTGACGGTCAACGGAAGCACGAACGTGGTAGGGAATCTCTCGAGCGGGACGCTGACGCTCTCGAACCAGGGAAGCGCGCCGGGAGCCGCGAACACGGGCACGGTGAACCTGTACACGAAGAACACCGACAAGCGGCTTTACTACAAGGATGACACCGGGACGGAAATCGGGCCGATCGCGAGCGCCAGCGGCGCGCAAACCAATCAGCCAAACACGTTCACAGCCCCGCAAAACGTTGACGCGGACTTTCATACGAAGGGGCCGAATCCCTGGCTGGATATCACGCGATACGGAGGGTACATCGGGCCAAACGCGAGTGCCGCCGCGACGACCTGTTCTATCGGCGTGGGATCGGCAACGGCGTCGTGTGCGTCGGCTTCTGATTTTGTTAACGGGAATGGCATCCTGATTCTGGGCGCGGGACCCGTGCCGGTAATTGCGACGCCGCAGGCCCCGACAGCGACGACCCTCTTCCAAACGGGTGCGACGACACGCAACTATTGCATTGCCGATCGGGATTGGGCAGGCGGCCTTACGTCGTGCAGCGCCGTGGGGACGACGACGAACGCGCCGGCTTCGATGGCGCTGGCGACGTATAGCATCTCCGGATGGAGCTTCAACACCAGCACGGCCACGTTCACGGTCACGACGTCATCACCGCACAACATGCCAACGACCGCCTCCGGGATTCAGAGCGACCCGTACGCGCAGGTAGAGATACAAGCGGGCACAACCAATAAGGGCGCTTGCGAGGGGGCATTTTCGCTGACGGCAGTGCCTTCAGCAACGACGCTGCAGTTTCAGAGGAACGAACTGCAAAACGACCCGGGGTGCTCCGGGGGAACGCTGCGCGTAGCCCCGCAGATTATTCTCAAATGGGATTCGCACTATACCTACAACATCCAGTCGGCATCCTGTTCGGGAGGCACGGCGACAGTTGCGATCTCGCCGGGAATGTACGGCCCGGGCGGGACGGTGGCCTCTACTTGGGTGGTACCCTGGAACATCAAGGCGATTATTTCAGGGGCGCTGGATTCGCATTACAACGGCGCGTTCACCATCGGCAACTATGGCACCGGGGGGAGCACGGTGCAGTATTCATTGGGAAGCTGCACGGGGGTGACGAACGTTGGCGCGGGTGGAACGTTAACGGCGGTCCCCGGCAAGGCCGTGAAGAATCACCTGGTGTATGAGTGCACGGGAAGTTCGTGCGCGCTGCCCGCCAATGCGGGGAATTATTCGCTGGCGGGAGTTGCGACGGGGAACGACGGCTACTTTGTGGATCGCGGGTGGAGCGTTTCGACGGCCTCAGTGGATGCGGGAGATGCTCCGACAACGGCCCCGGTGAACGCCACAAACGAATATCTGGATACGACGATTGTGAGCGGCGGAGGGACGACTTCTTTGACGCTCGCCAACGCGGCCACAAATAGCGTAAGCAGCGCGAAAGCATGGCACGACAACGTGCCGAATCTGCTGGCGGCGTGCGCGGCACTGCCATCCAACACGAGCGGGTCCAACTCCGGTCACATTGTGATTCCTGCCGCCTCAGCGATCTATCAGTACTTCCCGATGATCGCGAACTTCGACATGCCCGGTGCATACGGCCAGTCTCCTCGGAACTGTCCAGGCGTCACGATTGATTTCGGACCGACGACGTGGCTCGACGGAACGATCCTGCTGGGAAAAGGCGCCAACCTGTCTGGAGGATTCGGCGGAACGAATTGCCAGACGGCGTTTTATCAGATGGGGTCGATTTCCTGTTTTGTCGGATCCGCGTATCCGATGGTGTACTTCGAGCCGGAGCAGTCGAGCTCGAACCATTTGAAAGACGTGGAATTTAGCCCCAACCAGGCGTACCAGAGCGGGCTGTACCTGGACGAGCAGATAAATGGCGACGGCACAGCCGGCCTGCGCTTCGACAATACCCATGTAGACGGGAACGCCCACTCGTATCCAGTGGTGTTCAAGGCAGGGTTTGGAGATTTCTGGAATTTGGGCGGTTGGAGCGCGTCGGGGGGCAACTTTTCGGAGAGCCGGAATTTCACGATTCATCCGAATTGCGGGTCGGGAGCGTACCAAGGACAGGCGTCATTGCCATATATCGTGACAACGAACGGCACGTACAGTTTCGGAACCTTCACGATCGCCAATTGCGGGATGTCCGCGGGAACATTCGGAACCAACGTCCAGTTCAACAATGTTTTGACGGAAAACAACGCCGGCCCAGCTTTCAAGGTGAACTTGCTCCCTTACGGATTGGCTGGAATCACGTTTCAGCAGACAAATTTCTCCGATTATACCGGCGGTCCCGCCACGCCTTATATGGACTTGACCAATTCGGGAGCTAGCGGCGTTGAATTTTCGTACACGGATTGCTCGAACGGCTACCAACCTCTGCTCGAGACAAACAGCGCTAACAGCTACAAGGGAATTCACGTCAGACTCTCGCAGGGAGCATGCGGGGCGGGCGTGGGGTATCCCCCGACGGCGGGCGTGGTTTATGAAAACCTGTCGAACAATCAGTGGGTGTGGAACGGAACACAACTTGCTATCGGTGGAAGCGGAAAGATAAGCGCCGGGCAAATCGTCACGCCGAGCTCCGCGCCAACCGTGGCGGCAACGAACACCGGCTGCGGGGGATTCCCGGCGGCGGGGACCTACTACTACGCGGTGGTCGCGTGGGACGCGAGTTCCAACTACACCACGGGAACTGGAGGAGTGACCACGCCGGGACCAGCATCAACCGGCGTAACACTCGACGGCTCGACGCAGTGCGCGGTGATTACCCAGCCGGCACTGCCTCCGGGGACAGCGTATTGGGGCGTGTATCGCGTCGGGTCAAGCCCAAACCCCGGCGGCGTTTTTGCCCACAATGGCTCACTTTGCGGGCCTTCGTTTCTGCCGGTCTCGTTCTCGACCATTACCGATTCAGTGGCCAGCCAGTGCGGCAGCCAGCCGAGCGTAAATTCCACAGCTTTGCAGACCATTACGCCAGCGGGCTTGTATGGCAACCTGACAGCGAGCTCGATCGGAACGATTTCCAATTGTAATTCCACGGCGTCGCCGGCGGTGTGCGGAGGCGCACCGACGGGATTGGTGCAGGTGGCTGCGGCGGCGACCACGCTGACGGTGAACACGACAGCGGTGACCGCGAGCAGCAGGTTTGCGTTCACGTATGTGACAACCGGGACGGGGTGTTCGCCTGGGCCGAGCAACATCGGATCGATGTTGCCGCCGTACGTGAGCGGGTTGAGTGCGGGCACGAGTTTCACGATTACGCTGCCGGTGGCGCCGAGCGCGAATGCCGCGTGCATCAGTTATACGATCGAAAATTGAGTTTTCAACCGGCGGGGACACCGCCAGATACCAAGAACAAAGAGGGAAGTATGAGTCAACAGGGCGACGTGGTGTCGTTGGTGAACATCTCCGGGCAAAAATGGCCGCCGCGGCATAGGGCATATTTCGGGTCGCTGGTAATTCAATCCCCGGAGCCCGGGCAGGCATATGCAGTGACGCCGATCCGCGGTTGCAGCAGCGTGATGGACTTGGGCGATAAGAGGACGATGGAAATCCGGCTGTCGGCCAAGGAAATCGCGCAGGACCTGGCGCGAGAAATTAATGGCGATTCGGGAGACGGGAGTTTTCACGGCGTGTTTGTGGCAGATGGCCCGCAGCCAACGGCTGAGGAGCTTGCTGACGCACGGAGAAAGCTGGAGACGTTCCAACTGCGACTGGTGGACGCGGCGGACCTCGAATGGGAGCGTTCGCACAACATGATGTTCATCACGGACCTGGAGCGGCGGGCGGCGCGGGAATTGGGATTCGAGAAGCCATGGCTGTACGACCGTAAGCCGATGGCGGAGTGTCCGGCGTGCGGGGAGCGAATCAAACCGGGAGTGGCGGTTTGCCGGTCGTGCGGTGCGATCCTGGACCGGGAGAAAGCGGCGCAGTTCGGGCTGGCGGGGAGGGAAGAGAAGCCGGTGAGCGAAACTGCCAAGAAGACCGAGAACGCGGTGGAAAAAGGGAAGCGAAAATAGAAAGGGCGGCGAAGAACGCCGCCCTGAAAGTTCAACGTGCTCTGGGCACGCCCGAGAAGCCCAGGCATTTTAGCAGCACAAATTGTTTGCTAGTCGGGGTGAACCGCAAAAGCGGAGGCCGGGCCTCCGCACTCCAAGGGAAACATGGCGACGATTGGATCAGTGGATGTACCGATTGAGATTTTCGGCGGGCTGGTGACGGACATGGCCCCGGCGGATTTGCCGCATGGAGTGTCTCCGGACTGCCAGGACGTGGTATTCAGCAGCGGGGGAGTGGCCACGCGGCCGGGTTTGCAGCCGCTGTTCGGGCCACTGGCCGGGAATCCGGCGGTAAATTATGTGAAGAGCTACATCACGCCGAATGAGACACTCCGGACGTTAACGCAGGATTCCAACGGGACTCTGTACAAGGAGACGTCGCCGGGAACGTTGACTCCAATTGCGAGAGGCTTGACGCCGAACGCATTCGCGAATTCGACGACGATGTTTGGGCGCGAGTATCTGGCGACCAGCGATGGCGCGACCGGCAACGATTTGCCGAGGCAGTATGACGACAGCAACCTGGATCGCGTGAGCCAGGGCGGGCCGGGCGGCGCGCCGACCGTGGTAGACGAGAATATGATCACGGCGATCGCGTCGAGTCCGAGCGGCGCAACGCAGCCCGCCGCAGTGGCCATTGTTGCAAGCCCCGGCGGCGCAAGCGAGAACGGGTACCTGGTAACGATCACGACGAGCACAGGTCATGGATTGAGCGCCGGGCAGACGGTGACCATCAGCGGCGTGGGCGTGAGCGCCTACAACGGAACGTTCCCGGTGGTGAGCGTGATGAGCGCGACGCAATTTACGTACATTGCCGGGGCGACGGGATTGGCGAATTCGGGCGGGGGCACGGCAGCCTCGGCGGCGGTAACGATTCAGACGACGGGGGCGCACGGATTGAGCGCGGGGCAACTGGTGACGGTCAGCGGCGTGGGGGCGGGCGGATATAACGGAACTTTCAGCGTTGCGAGCGTGATTGACTCGACGCACTTCACGTTTAACGCCGCGAGCGGCGGGATGGCGGCGTCCGGCGGTGGAACCGCTGCGGCGGCAGGGTATGTCGACCAGGGCGCGCACGAGTGCTGCGTCATTTTTCAAACTCGGCAAGGCTATCTGACGGCGCCCGGACCGGCATCGAGTTGGACGGCAAGCGGTGGCAAGCGCGCGGTGCTGACGAATATCCCGACGGGCCCGTCAAATGTGGTGGCGCGGATTGTGTGCTTTACAGGGGCGGGCGGGGCGAGCTTCTTTTACGTTGGCGGCGGATCTTCGCTTTTCAGCGGAAACATGGTGATCAGCGACAACACGACAACGTCGGTTGTTGTGGATTTTTCGGATGCGGTCCTGCTGGCGGGAACGAACGTGGACGATTTGTTTCGCCTGATCGAGCTGGGCGATTGCGCGGGAGTGACCGGTTATTCGGAGCGGCTCTTCTGGTGGGGCGAGCGAAACAAAATGAATAACTGGGTGAACCTGGGATTCGACGGCGGGTTCACCGGGCCGGCGTTGCCGCACTATCCGCTGGGATGGACGGCCGATCCGACCTTCGCACCGGGTGGAACCGACGAGCAGAATTTTGTGGTGTGGGGCGCGGCGTATTCGATAGTGGGAAATGGCACGACAGTTACGCGGGGGTTGATGACCCAGGGCGCAGTGCAGGACGCACTGGGAGCGCCGCGCATTCAGGCGGGAACGGATTACACGGTGCGGGCACGATGCGCGCGGAACGCGGCGCTGGTGCAGGGCACGCTGCACGTCCACTTGTATAGTGCAAGCGGTGGAATCAACACCCCGGGGCTGCAACTGACCGCGGCACAGCTCACAACGAATTACGTGGAATACAGCGCGCAACTGACCGCGCCGCTGACGACGATACCCATCGACCTGGTGCTGCGCGTCTATGCCGACGGGACGCCGAACCAGTTCGGGCAGTTTTACATCGATGGCATTGAGATTTATCCGACGGCACAGCCTGTGAACGCATCGCTGGTGCGCGCCAGCCGCGTGGAAGACCCGGAGAGCTACGACGGGATCGACGGGATGCTGAGCGTTGCGGAAAACAACGGACAGGCAATCCGGGCGGCGTTTCTGCTGCGCGAACGGCTTTACTTCGTGAAGGAGCACTCAGTGCACGTGACGCAGGACGACGGCACGAACGAGCCGGCGCTCTGGTCCATTTCGGAAATTTCGCGGCGAGTGGGGACGCCCTCGGTGCGCGGCGTGGGAATTGGCGAAGACTGGGTGGTGATTGCGCACCGCACAGGCTTGTACCTGTTTTCGGGCGGGGAACCGGTGAAGATCTCGCAAGAGATCCAACCGACGTGGAACCAGATCAACTGGCAGTACGCGGAGACGCTTTGGGTGACCGTCGATACGAAAGAGCGGCGGATTTACGTGGGTGCGCCATTCGGCAGCGCGACGACCCCCAACCGGGTATTGATGCTCGACTATCACGATCTGGATTCGGCCTCGGACATTGAATCGCGGCCGCCGGTGAACATCACCTACGCCGGGCGCAAGACGGCCACGGACAATTCGCGGAAGTGGTCGCCGTGGGCGATTGCGGCAAATTGCTGCGCGTTGATCGAGCGGCCGGACGGCACCGCGGTGGCCGTCTTCGGCGGCGGGACGCCGGGCGTGGGCGGCGGCGGAGCGACCGGGAAGATCTATCAGCTGAGCGATGCGCAATATTCAGATGATGGCGCGGCGATCGCGAGCTACTACACCACACATTTTTTCCCGGAGCGCGCGGTCGAAAGCGCGCTAGGTCTGGGCGCGCATCGCAAGCTCTTCAGTTACCTGACGATGTATGTGGAAGGGGCGGGGAACCTCGCGCTCACCAGTTTTGTGGATTCGGAGAGCGCGGCGACGGCGCAACAGCCGCTGGGGATGAGTACACCGGGGCCCGAGGATCTTGAGCTGCCGATCAATATTCTGGGGGAGCGCGTGGCGTTTCAAGTGGGGACGAACCAGGCAGGTGCGTGGTTCAAGCTGCAGCGATTTGTGCCGTCGGTGCGCGTTGATCCGTGGGCACCAGTGCGCGGAGTGAACTAGTAAGGTGCTCCGTTGTAAGTGGGAAGTTTTCAGGAAACGGACGGTAACTGACGGCCGGGCTCGCGCCCGGCTTCTTTATTTTGGAGGGGACGATGCCGAGTTATGGAAATGTGGTGCCCCCGGTTTCGGTGGGATTCGGAGAGAGCGCGACGGTGATTGCGTCCACGGACACGATTTACCCCGCGCCGTATAAGAGCGCGCAGGTGGCGCTGGCTCCGGCGTTCAGCAGCGGGAAGATTCGCGTGTCGGTGGAATTGCAGTGGAGCGGCGCTCCCGGGGCCATTTCAGTGCAGTTGCAGACGGCGGACACGGATATTGACGCGGCCTACGTACAGGAAGGCTCGGCGATTACGACCGTGAACTCGGGAAATGTGACCCGGGCGGAGTTTCCGGACGTGGTGGCGAAGTTCGCGCGAATCTACGTCGCGACGCTGGCGAACAACGTGACGGCGACAGGGAAGATCAGTTCGTAGCTGAAGCGCGCAGCTAGCAATGGCTGTGACACCCGAGGAATGAAATGCTAACCGTGGCGCAACTGGCACCTCTGAAGAATCGCGATCCATATTTGTATGAGACGCTGGCGAAGATTGTGGCGGCGGTGAACGCAACAAGTGCGAATTCAGGCGTGGATCCGTCGAACCCCTCGCCGGCGCCTCCGCCGATTGCCGGGTTAGCGGTTCAAGCGGCAAACGGATGGTTTGACCTGGCGATTGCCGATCCGTCGGTCACAAGACCGGGGCTTTTCTACTTTGCGGAATCGGACACGACGCCGGCATTTTCGGCGCCGCGCGTGTATTTCCTGGGCGCGTCGCGGAATTTGTACGTGCAGCTGGGGAATCAGACGCTGTATTGGCGGGCGTATTCGCAGTATGTCGGGTCAATGGCTTCGGCACCCGTGACGTTTGGCTCACCGGCGACGGCGGTGGCTGGCGGCGGAACCGCGGGGCCGACGCCCTTGCCCTCCAGCGGGAGCGGCGCGTTGCCCAATGGATTGTTGCGCGGGGGAAACGGATTTGGCGTGGTGCCGGGGGCGCGGGTGGTTAAGCAGTCGGTTTTGTAATCGGAGAACAGGTAATTCGACTTAGTCAGGAGTCGGCATTCGGAAATGCGGTCACGGGTGCGATGAAGATTCGTGAGTACGAAGAGAGGGACCTGGAGGAGTTAAGGGCGATCCATGCGCGGCAGGGATTTGGGTATCCGTTTCCCGATCTGGGGAATCCGTTGTTTCTCACCAAGCTGGTGCTGGGAAGGGAAGAGGGCGCGAAGGGAATTGTGGCGGCTTCCCTGTTGCGGCTGACGGCCGAAGCGTACTTGCTGCTCGATCCGGAAGAGGGTAGTCCGCGGGAACGATGGCAATGGCTTCTGGGATTGCATGAAGCGACGCGGCGGGACGCTTTGGCGCGGGGACTTGAGGATGTCCATGCGTGGCTGCCGCCGGAAATTGCAACTAAATTTGGGAAACGGCTGACGCGGCTCGGCTGGGTGCGGGACGATACCTGGGTCCCCCACTGCAAGAAGCTCGTCATGGAATAGCAAAGGCGGCATAAAGCCGCCCCTACGAGGAGGGGCAATCATGGGGCGTGGTGCGCAGGGAAAAACACAGGCGTTGACGGATCAGCAGTTGGGCCAGACGAATGCGGTGAATCAAAGCTTGCTGGGGCAGCAGCAGTCGCTGGGAAATCTGCTGACGCCGCAATACCAGGCAATGTTGAACAATCCTGGGTACAGCGCCGCAGACAAGGCGGCGATCACCGGGCAGTCGCAGGGAGCGCTGGCCAGCGCGTTTGACTCGCTGCAACAAGCAGCGGCGAACCGTGTGGCGCGGACGGGAAATTCTGCCGGGTTCAGCGAACTGACCGACGACCTGGCTCGGCAGAAGGCCCAGCAGGAAGCGGGGCTGGCGCAGCAGAACCAGTTGAACTTCAGCAACACCGCATACCAGCGGCAGATGGCGGCGTTGCAAGGGCTCTCCGGGCTGTACGGCGTGGACACGGGACTGCTAGGAAAGACGTTGGGGATTCCGTCGGAATTGCTGAACGTGCGCGCTAATGCGTCGCGGCCCGCCGGATTCTTTACCTCGCTTGGGTCCAGCCTGGGTGGGACGTTGGGTGGCATTCCGGGCTTGTTCTTGTAGAACAGAGCCGTGAACCTCACCTATTCCGCAGACCTGGTCATCACCCGGCCGAGAATCAGGCGCGTCCGCAAAAGCGGGAGCCCCGCTCCCGCACTCCAAAGGGAAACCCATGGGAACTTCGGGCTGGATGAATCTGGTGGTGGTGTTTTCGTTGGGAGCGCAATTCGTGGTGTTCCTCCGGTGGATGCACCGCAGGATGCGAGACGACGAGATCCAGCGCGTTTTTGTCCGCGACCTCGCACTGCGGCACCTGCCGAATATTTACCGGGCGCTGAACACCATCGCCGAACGGCAGGGAATTGAGATCGAAGAGACGCCGATCGTGAATTACGTCGATCTGGCGAACGGTGGCGGGCGGCACCGGTGAGCCATGCCGGTTGACGCAAAACTCGTTGCGCTGGCGCACCGGGCCGCGGAGATGGAAGGGCTTGAGCCGGCGCTGGTGTGCGCGGTGGTGGAGCAGGAGTCGGGGTGGAATCCATGGGCGATGCGGTACGAGCCGGCATTTTTT